ATGGTTTGAAAGCCACTGGTTTCAAATCAATGGTTATCGCTCAGTACACTGGTGTATCTCTACAGAAAGACGATAGAGCATTCATCAGATATGATGAGTACAGTAACACATTTAACCAAGCATCACTAGCAGACGCATTTGCTACTGTTCCATATCACACCAAAGGTGACGCATATTGGAAGGATGACTGGAGAAACTTCCACGTTCGTGCTTCTGAAGACGCATTCATTCAGTGTGTTAGTATCTTTGCTGTTGGTTTTGCTGATCACTTCCTAATGGAAAGTGGTGGTGATATGAGTATCACCAACTCTAATAGTAACTTCGGTAATACATCACTACATGCTATAGGTCATAAAGGTTATGCCTATGCACAGGATAAAGGTGGATATATTACTGACATTGTTCCTCCTCAAGTGGTGGACACAACTACTGGAAATATCAAGAAGAATGCTTATTATACAATTGATATTCCAGCAACAAAAAATCTTAACACTGCATCAGACCAGACTAAGATCTATCTTGGAGACGATGAAGGATACAATCCTGAGACACGTCTCGCTGCATCTATTGATGGATTCCGTATAGGTGCTAGGTCAGATGAAAAGTTATATGTAAAATTAATTCCTAGAACTGCTGGAAGTAGTAATATTTTCAGTGCTACATTATCTCCAAATGGATTTAAGAAGTTTAATGCAACTGCAAGTATTCTTAATCCTACTGGTATTACAATTAACAATAAGGATCTAGATGCTGCTGACCTTATTGAAGCAAACAAAGAGTTTATTGCTTACGAGGCATACGGATATATTACTAATAAGTATCCATACCTCTTAGATAGAGAAGGTATTGATATTGTTAAGTGTCGTCGTGACATTGGATACCTACTTGATGCTACTATTCAGGATTTAAGACTTGGTGGTAACATCAATACTATTCAGTCTGCTGAATCATATTATGTTGGTAACAACCTATCATATATTACATCAGAACTTACTGAAACTCTAGAGGGTTACGACTACGCTAGAGATCTTGCTATTGCATCCATACGTAACTTTACATATCTACGTACTGGATCAGAAACTGTTGCAGGAACTGCTATTGTTGACATTGGTGATACCAGTGGTGTTGTACAGGGTATGACAGTTGCTGACTATGATCCTAGTCAGTTCACAGATAACAAACTCAATTCTGGTGCTACACGTCCTGCATCTCCAGTTATTCCAGATAACACATACGTTAAGCGTGTTGTATCATCAACAGAGATTGAACTTGGACAGAAAGCAACCTTCTCTACTAAGAAGGTAATCTCTGATCGTAATGGTGATGCTAGAAACCTATTACTTTCAAACAAATTATTCATTGCTGCTGAAGCATTTGACAGAATGGTGTTGGACTTCCCATCCTACACTTCACCTCAAGGATATGGTCCACAGGATTGCAGAGATGACTTAGTTGATATTGTTGAAGCAATTGCTGAGAATACTGCTTATGGTGGTAACGATGAAGTATGGGATGCTGCATATCACTATGATAGTGGTGCAGTTCAATATATTTCACAGAAGAAAGACGAGACTCTTCGTGCAATTGAATATGCCAGAGATATGTCTGTGCAGATCATGCGTAATGAGAAGTCATTCATCTTCGGTAGTCATGGTCTAACTCAAACATATGATAATACTGTCACTTATGAACCACCTGAAGTGGTTAATGACAGAAATGGTGACGCACGTAATCTAATACTTGCTAACAAGCAATTGATTGCTGCTGAATCTGTAGAGAGAATGTTGGTTCGTTCTTCTACTGCTGAGTATACACCAACTGATGCTGAGTATGATCCAGCAACAGGTGATTTGACTCTAGACATTGCTAGTCATGGTCTACTTGGTCCAACTGCAATTACTGCATCTAGTGCATCATATGATCCTGAGACTGGTTGGTTGACTATTACATCTAATTCTCATGGATTAGCTGCTGGTAGTAAGGTTAAGATTGAAGATGAATCATTGACATTGACATGTTCAATGGATAACAATGCTTCTACTCATGTATATCCTAGATCATCTGATCCTATTAGTGATAAGTGGATTGAAGTTGTTGAAGCAGATAACAATACATTCAGTGTTGATGTTGGTAAGTCTTTACTAATTGGACATGATGTAACTGCTGCTACATATGCACCTGCTACTGGTTTGTTAACTGCAACTATTCCAGGTCATGAGTTAAGTGAAGGACAGAATGTAAGAGTTGAAGATGGAGCATTCACATTTACATGTGATGAAGATAACCATGCTACACAACATGTTTATCCACGTTCATCTGATCCAGCATATCAGAGTTCTGTTAAGATTGTAAGTAATGGATCCAAGCATACAGTTACTGGTGCTGGATATAATCCTGATAAAGGTACAATAGAATTTACTCTTGCTAATCATGGATTCTCTGATGGAGATAAGATTAGACTTGATGACGATTCATTAGTCTTTACTTGTGCAATGGATAACAATGCTACTCAGCATTCATATCCACGTAAGAGTGATCCTATCAGTGGTAAGTGGGTTACTATTACAAATACATCCAACAATACTTTTGAAGCACACGTTGGAACTACTGGTGCAGTAACATATGATCTTACTAATGCTAACTATGATCCTGTAAGTGGTCAATTGACAGTTAGTGTTGATGGAAACCATGACATAGATGTTGGTGAGAATATTAGATTTGCTACTGATGCATTAACATTCACATGTGGTATGGACGGAAATGGTTCTAACCATACTTATCCTCGTGTAACTGACCCTGCATATAACACTGGACTAGAAGTTATTGGTGTTGGTGGTGACTATGATATCACTAATGCTAACTACAATCCATCTACAGGTGTACTTGAGTTCACTGTTGCTAATCATGGATTGACAAATGGAGAACTTATCAAGATTGCTAAGAATTCTCTAACATTCACATGTGGTATGGATAGCAATGCTTCCGAGCATAAGTATCCACGTGCAAGTGATCCTTATTCTGGTGATTGGTTATCTGTTTATGATGTAGCACAGAATTCATTTAAAGTTCAGATTGCAGATGCTGGATCTAACGTAGAGTTTACACCAACTGGTGCTACATATGACCCTGCAACTGGTGACTTAGAACTTACTGTTGGTCCTCATAACTTATCTGTTGGTGAAGGAATCGTCATGGATGACGGTGCTATATCCTTTACTTGCACAATGGACAACAACCAAGTTGCTCAGTCATATCCACGTGCAAACTTAGATAAAGCTTCTGGAAGATCTCTTCCAATTACCTCAGTTGATACAGGTAAGTTTACAATTAATGTAGGTTCTGCTGGTACTAATAAGAACTTAACTCCTACTGGTGCAACATATAATGAGAACAATGGTGACATGGTTCTTACTGTTGGTCAGCATGGATTACGTGTTGGTACTGACATTACACTAAAAGATAATTCATTAACATTTACTTGTGATAAGGATGCTGGTGCTACTCAGCATTCATATCCTAGACCTGGTACTGACCCTTATGCTGGTAAGTCAATTGCTATTACAGCAGTTGGTTCTACACAACATACAGCAACTAATGTTGCATACACACCTTCGAATGGTGTTATGGTTGTTACTGTTGCTAGTCATGGATTCTCACCAGGAGATTACATTCAGGTAGCAGATAATTCTATTACATTAACATGTGATCTAGATGGTAACGTAAGTCAGAAGACATATCCACGTACCAACTTTGATTCACTCAGCAACAGATGGGTAGAGATTCTATCAGCAACTACTGATACCTTTACTATTAATGTTGGTTCTTCTACTGACAATTCAGTACACACATTTGTTTCTGCTTCTGCTAATGGTATCTTAAAGCAAGACGGAACACTAACAATTAATGTTGGTTTTGATGCTGATCCTGCTAACAGATATAACCACACATTTGTATCTGCTCTTACTGATGCTGTAGAATATAAGCCTCAGTCAGCACATACATTTGTATCTGCATTAACAAATTCAGTTAAGCATCTACCACAGTCTGCTCACACATTTAAGAGAGCAGCTCAACATGCTATCTCTAAGAGAGGTGGTGACATCACAGTTAATGTTGGTAAGTCTCCTATTGTAGAGTTCACACCAACTAATGCTACCTATGATCCTAACACAGGATTGATGGAATTGACTATTGGTGCTCACAGTTTGACTGCTGGCACAAGCATTAAGATCGATGATGATGCTCTCAAGTTTACTTGTGAGATGGATGGTAATTATAGTACCAAGTCTTATCCTCGTTCAACTGATCCTGTACATGATACTTCTATTGAAATTACAGCAGCATCAGCTACAACTATTACTATTAATGTTGGTCAATCTCCAATAGTAAGTCACAATGTTGATGATGGTTCATACAACCCTGCAACAGGTGAGATGACCTTGAAGATTGGAAACCACAGTCTAACTGTTGGTGAGTCAATCAAGATTGATGATGGTGGTGTAACATTCAGTTGTACTTATGGTAATGTACCACATACCTTTATCACTGGTGCTACTAATGGTATCACTGATGATGGTAGTAATGACTGGACAGCAGCGTCTGGTACAACTTACGATCCTATCACAGGTGAACTGGTTCTTGAAGTTGGATCACACAGTTTAACTCCTGCTTCCACACATACAGTAACAGACGCAGTATATAATGCTGCAACTGGTGCTATGGTTGTTACTATTGCTAATCATGGATTTAGTAATGGTGATAGAGTTAAATTTGCTGAAGGTTCTATATCACTTAACTGTGCTATGGACGGTAATGTTTCTACTAAGACATACCCACGTAGATCTGATCCTACATTCGGTAAGTGGTTACAAATTTCTAACGTTGCTACAGATACATTCTCAGTTAATGTTGGTTCATCTCCATTAGTACAGCATACACCTACAGGTGCTAACTATAATCCTACCACTGGTATAATGGAACTTACCATTGGTGCTCATAGTTTGACTGTTGGTACTGCTGTTAAGATTGCAGATAACTCTCTAACATTCACTTGTGCTGAAGATAATCACGCAACAACACATACCTATCCACGTACAACTGATCCATTCTCTGACAAATCATTTGCTATTACAGATGTAACTGCTACAACAATTAGTGTTCAGGTATTGAGTACAATCCCATCTACTAATACTACAGCACACCTATTTGTTTCTGCAACTAATAACTGTGTTACATCTGGTGGAAACTATGCACACACATTTGTATCAGCTACTGCTAGTGGTCTTAAGAAAGCAAATAACACAATTACATTTGCACAGGATGCATTAACATTCACTTGTGATGCTGACAACAATGCTACACAGCACACATATCCACGTGCTACTGACCCATTCCGTAATGAAACACTGGGTCTAGATTCTGTCACTGCAACAACAATGACAGTATTCGTTGGATTCTCTGTTGGTAGTCAGAGTGCTAAGTCTTATCCTAGACCTGATACTGAAACACATACAGCTGCTGCTGGTACAACATATGATCCTACTACAGGTATATTAAGTGTAACAACTGCTGCTCATAACATTAAGAACGGTGACTATGTTAAGTTTGATACTGCTGCGTTCACCTTCACATGTATGGAGGATAACAATAATACTCAGCATACTTATCCTCGTGTAACTGATCCAGTAAGTACTAAGTGGTTGAAGGTTTCTAATGTAACTTCAACTACATTTGAAGTACAAGTATTGGATGTTATTCCTTCTACTAACGTAACTGCTCACTTGTTCGTAACTGGTAGCACCAACGGTATTACTTCTAAGGTTGACAGATCATATGATCAGGCAATAGAAATTACTGGCGTTACTGCTGATACTATTACAGTTAATGTTGGACCTTCAAGCAAGACTACAGACGTACATACTTTCGTATCTGCACTAACAGGTGCTGTTAAGTCTGGTGGTGGTTATATTCATACCTTTAAATCTGCTGATGCAGGTGCTGTTAAGACAGGTGGTAACTATCTACATCAATTTGTATCTGCTACTGCTGGTGCTCTAATTTCTGGTGGTAACTATGCTCACATATTCCAGAGTGCTGTTGCCAATGGACTAACAAGATACAATGACACAGTAACCATAGATGTTGGTACATCATCTAATACTACTGCACATACATTCGTCAGTGCTATACCTAAAGCAATCACCACTGGTGGTAACTACACACACTCATTCATATCTTCTAATCCAAATGGAATTAAGAAAGCAAATGATCGTGTAAGAATTGATTATGGTGCATTGACATTTACCTGTGATATGGATAATCACGGTAGTCCTCATGCTTACCCACGTATTAGTGACCCTGCATATCAAGAGGATCTACCAGTTGCAGCATCATCTACTAATCAGATAACTGTTAATATTGGTAAGACAACTCAAGGTAATCTTGATGTAAGTAACGCAGTTTATAATCCTTCTACTGGTGACATGACAGTCACAGTTGGACCTCACAACTTAGAGAGAGGTCAGGACATTAAGATCATTGGTAACTCTATCAAGTTCTCATGTAATAAGGACAACAACGCAACAGATCATGCGTATCCTAGACCTACTGATCCTGCTGGAACTACATCACTACCAATTAAGGATGTTGGTTCTACCTATCATAGTTCAACAGATGCTTCTTATGATCCAGCAACAGGTGAATTACTATTAGTAGTTGCTAATCATGGATTTAGTAATGGTGATAGAGTTAAGATTGCTGATGGATCTCTCACATTTACATGTGATATGGATAACAATGCTACTGAGCATGCTTATCCAAGACTTAAGGATCCTGTTAATGGTAAGTGGTTGACAATTTCTGGTGTAACAACTGATTCATTCAAGGTTAATGTTGGTCAGGCTGGTGCATCACAATCATACACACCAACTGGTGCTGATTATCAACCTGCAACTGGTAACTTAGTCCTAACCATTCCTAATCATAATATTCCTAATGGTAAGAATATTACTATAGCACAGAACTCATTGAAGTTCCGTTGCACAATGGGTGATACTTCTGAGATTAAGACTTATCCTCGTTTAACTGATCCTATCTTCACTACTGGGGCTACAGCACAGGCAGTTTCTGGTGATGAGTTAGTTATTCAGGTTGGTGCATCACCTCTAGTTACTCACACTCCAACAGGTGCATCTTTTGACCCTGTAACTGGTCTAATGACATTGATCATTGGTAACCATAATATCAGTGTTGGTGATTCTGTTAAACTTGCTGATGGTGCTGTAACCTTTACATGTGCTCAGGATAATAATGCTACTAACCATGCATATCCAAGAACAACAATTGATTCACATAATGTATCTGATGCTAGTTACAATCCTACTAGTGGTGTTCTTACATTAACTGCTAATGCTCATGGTATTAAGCAGGGAGACTGGGTTAAGGTAGCAGATAATGCTCTAACCTTTACATGTGCTCAAGATAGTAATGCAACTAACCACACATATCCACGTGCATCTGATCCTATCAGTAACAAGTGGGTTAAGGTTCTTGCTGTAACTACAGACACATTTGATATTCTAGTATTAGACTTTGCTCCATCTACTAACACTACTACACATGCATTTGTATCTGCTGTTAATGGTGGTGTTACTCAGAAGAGAGATAAGTCATATGATTCTCCTGTAAATGTTACTGCTATTGCTGCTGATTCAATCACACTTGATGTTGGTAAGTCTTCTGACACTACACAGCATCTATTTGTTTCAGGTCTTGCTGATTCTATAACCAGTGGTGGTAACTACAGTCACACATTTATATCTGCTGATTATGGTGCTGTTACTGCTGATATTACAGAGAATAAGTTCACTCCAACAGGTGCTAACTATGACCCTGCTAGTGGAGATCTTACTCTAACAATCGGTTCACACTCTCTTGCAGTTGGTGATGGTATTACCATTGATGATAACTCATTGACATTCAAGTGTCAGATGGATGGTGAACAGTCTGATAAATTATATCCACGACCAGCAAATAAATCTTTAACTGCTACAACTGGTACAACATACAATCCTACAACAGGTATTGTTTCTGTTACAACTACAGTCAATCATGGACTGAAGAATGGTGACTTCATTAAGATGACTGATGGTGCATTAACATTCAGTTGTGGATTCAATGGAGCAACAGGTAGCAATGCAGAGAAATCATACCCACGTCCTAGTGATCCTGTAAGTGGTAAGTGGATTAAAGTTTCTAACGTAAGTGCAAACACATTTGAATTCCAGTGTCTTGCTGGTGTACCTTCTACTAACACAGATGTACATTCATTTGTAAGTGGTGTTGCTAATGCAATTACACGTCAAACTGCAACTGATTGGTCTTCTTCTAGATCATTGAATATTATCGGTAGAACTTCAAATACAATTACAGTTAATGTTGGTGGAGCTGGAGATAACCAGACATGGACTCCTAGTGCTGCTGATTACAACGCAACTACTGGTGAGATGATCCTTACCATTGGTCAGCATGGTCTTCGTGAAGGTGCAAACATTATCCTTAAAGATAATTCACTAACCTTTACATGTTCTAAAGATAATAACACATCTAATCATAGTTACCCACGTCCAGGAATTGATCCATTTGCAGGTGAGAAATCTATCACTATTAATGAGGTAGGTGCTACACTTCACAGCGTTGCTGGTGCTGGTTATGTTCCTGAGACAGGTGTCCTTTCATTGACTGTTAACAATCATGGATTTACTGAAGGAGATTATATCCTGATCCAAGATGGTTCACTGGTGATGACATGTGACCTTGACGGTAACACAGTTTCCAAAAATTATCCACGGGCAGGATTTGACTACCCAAGTTCAAGGTGGTTGAAGATCCAGAATGTAACAACAAATGTATTTGATGTTAACGTAGGTATCTCTAGTGATACTAGCAATCATACATTTGTATCTGCTGTTGCTAATGGTCTTAAGAGACAGAATGGAACTATCACAGTTAACATTGGTGCATCTCCTTTAACTAACTACACACCAACTAATGCTTCTTACAATGCATCTACTGGTGATATGATCCTTACCATTGGAGTTCATGACTTACAAAATGGTGAGAAGATTAAGTTAGCATCTGATTCTATTACATTCACATGTACAAAGGATAGCAATGCAACTAACCACACATATCCTAGAGTTACTGATCCAGCATATGATAGTGATCTAGAAATTAAGGATGCTACAACCACAACTATTACAGTTAATGTTGGTATTGGTGCTGTTGCTGATCAGTACGATCATACATTTGTAAGTGCAACTACTAATGCTGTTATCTTTAATCAGAGATACACTCATACATTTGTAAGTGCAACTACTAACTCTGTACATTTTGAACCACAGTCACCACATACATTTGTAAGTGCTACTGCTAATTCTATCAAGCATTATCCTACTGCTGATCATACATTTGTAAGAGCAGTTGCTAATAATATTGAGAAAGAATCAGGAACATTCACAGTTAACGTTGGTGCTGCTGCTCTTGCTGATCAATATCCACATCAATTCAAGAGTGCATCTGCTGGTGCTATTCAAACTGGTGGTGCTTACTTCCATAAGTTTGTTAGTGCAGTAACTAATTCAATACACAAGGTATTCACAGTTGCTGGTAACCAACAGTATCATAATCAAGATTGTATTGATGATGTTGTTGATCTACTAGAAGCAGTTGGTGATAACATTGCCTATGGTGGTAATGATAAGACATGGGATGCTGCTTATTCATATAAGACTGGTGCTCATGTTGCTGGTGAGGAAGAAGAAACCAATTATGTATTTGAGCAAGCACGTGAGATGGCTGCTCAAGCACTTAGAAACCAGAAGATACTTGTTACTGGACATCATGGTCTTGCACAGGTATTTGATAAGAGTATCACATTCAATGAAGTTAACCCTGCACCATCAAATAAATTTGCTGATGCACGTAACTTAGTTGTTGCTAACAAACTACTCATTGCTGATGAAGCATATGCAAGAATGTTGGTTGATCATCCTGGATTTGTACCTCCAACAGGTAACCCACAGGATTGTAAGGATGACATCGTAGACTTCGTTGAAGAAGTTTCATACAACCTAGCATATGGTGGTAACGATAGAGTTTGGGAGATGACCGATCTCTATGTACAGGGTATGGTTGAAGAAGTTGCTGGAGAAGAAGCACAAACTATCCAAGCACTTAACCATGCACGTGATTTGATGATTCAAATCGGTAGGAATGAAAACATTGTAACTCTTGGTTCTCATGGTAGAACACAGGTTAGAGATACTTCTATCACTCAAGATGTTGCTCCTCATGTAAGCAATAGACATGCTGATGCTAAAGATTTAATCTTGGCTAACGTTGCCTTTGCAGCAGAGATAGCACTAGGTAGAATGATTGATCAGTTCCCTTCATACACATGGGGTGCTGGTTATAGTTCTGCTGATTGTTTAGATGATCTTAAAGATGTAGTTCAGGTTGTTGCACACAACACAGGTTATGGTGGCAACCATAGAGTATATGATGCTGCTAACCTTTATGTTGCTGGTGCTCATGCTGCTGGATCTGAAAGTGAAACTATCTTTGCATTCAATGCAGTACGTGACATCATCAAAGAGATTGCTACTAACGTAGATGTTACTGTTGGTGGTCACTCATCATTGAGTCAGGTTAAAGATACTTCTATCACTAATGGTGTTGCTAATGGAGATTGCAACGTTGTACTCAGTACTATTGATACTTTAGTTGCTATCCTAACATCTACAATTACTACTCCATCATCACTCAAAGGTGTAACACGTACAGATTCTAATGGTCCTTGTGAGGACATGAGATCTGCTGTTGGTGTTCTTACTAAGATTGTAACTGATGCTATTGATGATCCTAGTACACTGTCTGGTAAGAAGCATTCAGTAACTGGATCAACTTATGATCCTACCTCTGGTGCATTAACACTTGAGATTGGTTCACATAGTTATACAAATGGAACCAGTGTACACATCGTTGATAACTCTCTAACATATACATGTGCTAGAGATAACAACGCAACAAATCATACTTATCCACGTCCAACCGATCCAGTTTCTACAAATGATCCTACCATTACTGGCACTACTGCTACCTCAATCACGGTTAATGTTGGTGTATCATCTGATATCTCAGCTCATACCTTCGTCAGTGCATCCGAAAAAATAGTAGTTGGTGGAGTTACAAGAACTCCTTCAGTCGGATCATGTGAGGATGTAAGATCAACACTTAATTCACTATTCAAGATTGTTATTGATACAGTTGAAACACCAACATCTCTTGATAGTGTAACAAGAACCATTTCTAATGGTGCTTGTCAGACTGTTGCATCTACAATCACAACACTATACCAGATAATCACTGGAACTATCAACTCTGCTAGTTACCTTGATTCTATCGAAAGGAACCCTGTTCCTCTTGGTCTAGAGTTTGGTCCTTCTATCAATGCTAACGCAACCAGTACTAACTCTTACTTGTACTTCCAGTTCGTTGATGGAGTATACACAACTCTTACTAGAACAGTTGATGATAGTATCACACAGAATACAACGTATCCTCAGTGTGTTGATCAAGCAAATGCTATACGTCAGTACTTCTCTAACATTAGCACAATTATCCAGACTGGATTAGGAACTGTTCCACGTAGTGAACCGTCACAACTATCTACTGCGTTGTCATCTAGAGCAACAGTATTTACTTTGACTCAAGGTATTGGATCTAATCCACATGACCTTGAAACAGGTACACCAATTAGATTGGTTCCACGTCCACGTTATGATCAGGCAACCAGTTCTTATGTTGATGTTGATAAGCGTTTCGTTAGACTTCCTAATGGATTCTCTACCAACCAGAAATACTATGTAATTGCTCCTGCAAGGAACACCAAGCCAGAGAATTATGGAACCTCCACTACATTCAATGGTACTGATCAAACTAAGATCATGCTTGCAAGCAGCAAAGAGAATGCTGCTGCTGGTATCTACTTACATTCTGCTGAAGTAGAAGATATACATCCAGACATAGAGATTGATCTATATCAATTTGTTCTTGATGATAACTATGATCTACATCAATATGCTTGTGTACTTGATGGTATAAGCAACACTAACATCCGTACAGATGTTCCACACATCTTTGATGTTCCATTCTCTAACATTACTGGACACACAGTATTCTTTAGAGAAAGAGAAGGTGGTGCTCTACCTCTAGTTGGTGCAGCATATGCTAGTGATACTACTGTTGCAGATGTTAATGGTAGACTGTTAGGTAACAAGTATTTCTATGCTAGGTATCAAACAGAGAAAGTCTTTACTATCCATAAGACTAAGACTGATGCAGAGAACGGTGTCAACCCAATAACATATCAACCAGGTACTTACGACTTTAATGTCTTCGCTAACAAGCGTGAAGCACCAATGAGGTATGACCCAACGTTTGTTAATCCTAATACTAGCCCAACAATATATGGTAAGTGGTATATTCAGGTTGAGAATGATAATGGCACAGAGCAAATCATCAAGAGACTTAGAGAGTATGCTGATGGTATTGACAAGACTAATGACTCTTGGTTCGAAAGGATTAAGGATGAGAGACCTGCTAATGATAGACTATATCGTCTACGTTATGTTATACCTCAGTACCTACAGTCTGTTAGAGATCCACTTAACGGATTTACTATCAAGACAAGGACTGACGAGACTAGAAGGTTAGTACCTCAGAAACTAATTCTTAAGCCTGTTTCTGGTAACGTAACTAAAGCACGTTTCTCTAACCCAGTACAGTCTAATGAGTACATTGGTTATACTAAGCAAGACTTCATTAACTTCAGTCTTAATGATACTGTATCATACGATCCATATAAGAAGGATCTCGTAGGTAATACACAGTTTGCTAAGATTGTTACAACCCAGAACTATATCTCCATGACTATTCAGTCTGGTAGATATATTACTCAGGGTGCTGATGATTTCTTAGAACTAACTGTATTCGAACAAGGTGTTACTAATCCTGCATTAGTTACCACTAAGTTTAACACTGTTAAGATCACTGCACCTCAAGGTGGATCATTCGTTGCTAACAAGACTCAATCAGTAGCTGGTAACAGAATTGAATGGTCTGGTAATACATCTGGTTATGCTTATCTACATGCTATCCTACAGGTTCCAGGTACAACTACTTGGCACATGATCCTTAAGGATGTTGTTGGTAAGATTGACTATGATGCTATTGATAACACAAGGTTCAGTCAGGGTACAGCATTCGCTGATCTACTTGCTGATGCTGACTTTGGTAAGTCATTGGTACTTAAAGATCTTATTAAGAAAGGTTATCCTGAATTATATTACAGACAGAATGGTGCTGGTGTTTATACTATCACACCAGGTGATATTATTGAAGACGATGCAAGCATCCAATACTATGTTGAATCAGTAGAAGATGTTGGTCAGATTGATGACAACTTCTATGTGTTTAACACACAAGAGATTCAGAAACGTATCTATGGTCAGCAAGATGGTATCTACTATCTAACTGCTGTTCGTGGTAACATTTCACCACTACCTCAAGGTGCTGGTAACTTAGGTAACTTCAGGAACTTCAAGTTCTCCCAGCCTATCAGCAAACTATATCCATTAAACTATAAGAACGATCCTCTCTGGTATCAGCAGTTGGATGCAACATTAGTTGATCCACCTCAGACATATTCTGCTGCTGATAACTATGTTCATGGTCTTGTAAGAGTTAATGACTTCAAGGGTTCACTAACTCAAGAGGGTATCATTGATCTGATTAATAACAATGCATTCGGATCTAATACTTATACACAAGTATCATCCTCTATTGATAATAGAATCAGAGCACAGAAGGGTAACGCTGCTTCTGGATCTGAAGACAGATTGATTCCTATCGCTGGTGACAGTACAGTCCGAACAGATCAACGATACTACGTTGAACTTCGAAGACCATCTATCGCAAGAGCTGGTAACCACACATTTGAATATCTTGGTTTTGGTCCAGGTAACTACTCAACTGGTCTACCTCAACGTCAAGAGGTTGTACTCACAGAGATACAAGACTTCTATGCTCAGTCTAAGAAGCAGAATGGTGGTCTAGTATTCTACACTGGTCTTAACTCAAATGGTGACCTATACATTGGTAACCGTAAGATTGATGCTATCACTGGTGAAGAAGTATTCCTTGAGTCTGCAACATTACAAGATTCTGATGATGATGACGAGACACTAGGTAATCTAGTTACTACGTTTGATACTCCTGTTACATTTAATGAGTACATCACTGTTAATGGTGGTGAAGCTCAGGATAAGAGAAGTACATTCAACTCACCAGTTCTAATTAACGTTCTTGGAACTGTTAGAAACAACCCTGCGTTGGTAATTTCTTCCTTCGTTGATCCTGCTATCGATGATGGTTCTCTTGATAGATCAGCATTCGTCAGAAATGTCGAAACTGGTGGTGATGTTGTCATTGCTAGGAATAAAATTTCCGCAGCAATTTTCCAGTTCAATAGTCGCAGAGATGGTCAGGATTATAAGATCCAGACACATGTCGTAGGTGCTTCACCTTCTAACATTACTCCTGATCAAACTGGTGCATTTAATGCAAGTCAGATTGTTGCTTACGGTAATGCTGGTGCTCCTAAGTCTGGTGACTTCCTACTTAAAGGTGGAAGCATTGGTAAGACTGGATCACTTGGTTGGATCTACTCTAACTACTACACCATAATTGGTAACACTGTTCCTGAATCATTCGCATTCAATAACACTAACGTTATCACAGTTACATGGGCTACATTAACTAACCAACAACTTGGTATCACATCATCCTCTGAAATTAGAATCAGTGGATTCTCTGATAGTGACTTTGATGGTACATGGCAGGTTATATCAAATGGATTTAACCCTGCTTCCAATACATTACAGATTGCTATCGGTGCAACTAAGAACACTGTTAACAATCAGAACCCAAGAATGTGGTCTGATGAAGTTGCAGCTAATGCTAACATTAGACTTGAGTACTCTAACTCCAACTGGAAAGAGTGGGGTGTTATTGGTGCTGAAGCACTTAGAACAGAGACTGATGCTATTGGTGATTACAAACTTGGTGTTAACACAGTTGGTAGATCTGATAAGGCATCCTTCGAAACAAACTTCGTTGATGCTAAGACAGAACCACGTGCTAACTTAGATGTTGTTGGTACTGCATTCATTAGTGGTAAGAAGATCACTGATTATGCATCACATAACACAGATGCTACTAGAACATATCAGGATCGTACTGATGCACTCATGGTTGGTGGAGATTCTGCCACACCAGAGAATGAAGCAACCTTACGTGTTTCTACTGCTAACGGTGGACGTGTTGGTATTAATGTAACTAACACTGAACTTGATAGAGCACTGGTTGTTGATGGTACATCTAGATTCACTGATGATGCTAAGTTCGAAGAGGACATTGAAATCAACGGTGGTGGTGGAACTAATACTGCACAGGTTAGAACTACTATTACTACAGGTACTATTGAGTTCTTCCCAACTCTATTCGAAGGAACATTAGACTTTGCACCTCTTGCAACTACAGTTCATGTTGCTAATGACAGCACTGCTGATCAATTCATTCGTGTAGGTAATGCTTCACTCCATAGTAATATATGGGTTGGTGCTACTCCTGATACTTCCACCAATATTTCTAAGATAGAGATAGGTGGTGCTTATAATAATAACGAATCATTATCATTCACACTTATAGGTACTAAGTCATTCAAGACTAAGGGAGACTTCCAGTTAGGCACAGCTAGAGGACTACTTGACACTGTTAAGTTAACCTCTACTGCTGGAACTGTTGAGTTCTTCTCTGGTAGTTCTGCTACATCTAAACTTGACTTTGCTACCAACGCTGCTGAGATCACAATCGCTGGTAAGGGTGGTACTACAACAATTAGAAACAACCTAGTCGTTGATTCTAGTGCTAGATTTAACTCTGACATCACACTCTGTGGTGGATTTGCTTCCTACTCATTCACAGCATATAGATCACAAATTGGATCTACTGCATTCGCTCATGCTAGTGGAGATCTTGGTAACAATGTATTCAACAGTAATGTTGATCTGATTGATGTACTAAGAGTTGCAAATACTTCTGATGTATACAACGCAGTTGATACAGCTGGTACTGGTGATTGGGGTGGAACAGTATTCCAGAATCAAATTACACAGATTGCTGGAACTGTTGAACCTCTAACTCTACCAGCTCTAACTGGTGAACAGTATTACTTACCACTTAAGAACCGTCCGTTCGATAACAATGGTTCTCAATATATTAGTGAGCAAGATATACTACTCATTGATACTGATGACAGTGGTAACAGACATCCAGAATTTGTAAGGGTTGTTTCTCTTCCAAGAATCAACGTTGCACCTTACTGGATCGTAGTTGAAAGACTACCATTTGGTACATACACTGCCAAGAGATCTGATCATCCAGATACTACTGCTATCTACAAATGTATCGTTCAGTACAATGCTACTTGGACAACTACAACAATAGATGACACAGGTGCTGAAGAGAATGTATACCTATCACAGTTCGGTGGATCTATCGCAATCGGTGATTATGTAATCATTGATCGTGAAGATACTACTAGCCCTGCTAATGGTGTATTTGATCAGGGTGAGATGTTTAAGGTTAAGGCTCTCCTATCTCAGATTGCTAAGAAACTATCCATCAAGAATGGTTGTGATACTGCTAATGAGGTAACAGTCTTTGAAGTTGATTCAACAACTGGTAACACATTAATCGGTACAGGTGGACAGACAACAATCAGTGGTACATTGAGTATCGATGGTACATGTGCTACACCTTATACTAACTCTACTTCTAACAAGAAGTTAACTATAACAAATGGTTCCGACATTACAACCTTCGAGGTTGACACTTGTACAGGTGACACAACTGTTGGTAACCATCATGGTACAGTCTTCATGCTTTCTGAGCAGTTTGGTACATCACCTGCTGCATACACTAAGGGTGTTGATGCTGTACATGTTTACAGACATAACCCAATGTCTGTTATCTCTGGTGGTCCTGCATCAACAATTGCTGACGCTGTTGTTCCTGCAACATCTAACATTGAGATACAAGGTAACTTAACATCATTCACTAAGGGTGATTTGGTTGCAATCTATACTGTCAATGCCATTGAGATTATTCAGATTACTGATGATCCTTATACTGGTGCTGGTGGTGAATTGATTCTACCAACATCATCTAATGCTGAATATGCTAACGGTGGTCGTGCAATGGAAGACACCACTGCTCTATCATTCTCTATCGGTGCTAACGTTGTTAAGTTAGACAAGTATGATAGGACTACCACACTCCTACATGACGTGGCTGCTACTCAAGCAGACAGAGCAACAGATCTCAAGGCAAGAACACCTAACCAAAGTGATATCAGATTAGAGATCTCACTCAGGGATGCTGATTTAATTGCTCCTAAACTTGATTATGTAACTCTTGTAAGAATAGGAACTGAATTCTTCGTACCTGATTCTGTTGATGGAACACTTGATGCATTCTATGCAATCAAGATGCCTAAGCAGATTAGAGAACCTAACGTAGTTGGTACTACACCAGTCAAACTATTTGGTGGTGGATCTACAACTATCAATCAGGATCTTGAGGTCATGAGTGGTAATATCAGAATGTATGGTTCTGATGGTAAGACACTCGTTATGTCCATCGCTAACGATGATGGTCACTCAGGTGATGGTTCACTAGAAGATCCTAAGACAGATACTGCTGGCATGACACTTAAGGGTGCTGCTGCATTCTATGGTGATCTTAAGGTCTACTATGATAACTGTCAGATGCATGGAGTCTGTTCAACAGAGACTTCATTCAGAGTTACCAACAGAGAAGGTAACGTATTGATGGGTGAAACCTTCTATCAGGCTGGTAAAGTATTATCAGTTGAATCAGCAATTGATCCTATATTCCATATAGATAACTTAGGTGCTGCTGGTGCTGGTGGAACTGCTGGTCCTAAGGACTTCAAGATCTATCAGAACAACGCTATCGATTCATTCGGTATTGAGAAATACTGGACAGCAGGTGGTGGTAGAAGACATACTTATGTTGCCTTTGATCCTACAACAGGTCTTGGTCAGCAAATTGATAACCCACTACAAGTTAACCAGAACTATCTTGTTAACGCTGCTTCTGGAAGTAACATGGTTGTTTACCTACCAGACGATGCACAGACAGGTGACATGATTAGATTTGTTGAACTCAGTGGTAACCTGACATACAACACAAGTCTGATTATCAGAGCGAAGAAGATCAACAACATTGCTACGAATATTCAAGGTGATGGTGCTGGTTCAAGAATTGCTTCTGGTGCTGGTCAGACATTGAATACAGCATGGGATTCAGGTGAGTTAATTATCCAGACACGCAACGCATCATTCGGTCTAGTTTATGCTGGTACTGTTGACGTTGAAGGTTCTGCTTCTGCACAAACTATTCCTCCTGCATTGAGAGGATGGTGGTTAATCGAACTCTAAACATATGACTGCACTCTACGACTCTATTAAAACGATGAGAGTTGCCAAAGTCGGAACCATCCTACCTTGGGGTGGTGACGGAGGCACAGGATTCCTCGCTTCTAATATTCCTAAAGGATGGATAGTATGTACAGGTCAGACTTTAAAAGCATCTGACTATCCACTACTAGCATCTACTTTAGGTGACACCTATGGTGGTGACATGACTGATGCAGGTGGTGGTCATTATCCATTCCCTTACTATGGGTATGAGAATGCTGAGTTTAGGTTACCTAACCTATCCAATAGAGTTATGACTGACCTAGAGAATACAGATCTTAATGATCCAACGTATCAATTAGGACAGAATGATGCTCAGAGTGTAGTTGGTGGTTTGATTAGTGATTATGGTGAGACAACACCAGTTACTACAACTTATGAAGCAACATCTGATATTGATTTCACACTCAACATAGCTGGTAACTTATACTTTAAGTTTACTAACATATCATTATTTGCTCCTGATTTTATTGAGACAATATACACATTGAATCGTAAGTTGGGTATCAATCATACCCCTGCTCATGGTCACGCAGATAGAATAGCATCTACTAACGTTAACCCAACAGGTGCAATGACGTTTAGAACAGACCAAGGTGTTGAGATGACTGGTTCTGCTACAGTATATTGTACAACTGAAGGACCAAACACATGCTCACTTAAATCTGCTGAACCAACAACATGGCAGAATGGTGCAACTGCTATTACATTCTATGGTGATGAAACTCATGAACATACTCTACCACGTTGTGATAGTTTCATGGAGTTCATAACAGACAGTACTAATAAAGACTACTGGGGTCATGTTCCTGCTGGTGCTGCTAACTGGCGTACAAATACCAATGATAGAGGATCTGGACATGGCAGTACAACATACACACAAACAATTTTCAGTAGAGGAAATACTGATCAGATATTAGATACTACTCCTGTAGAGACACATAAAACTCCATGTCACACAGGTATGTTCCCAAGACCAATGGAGTTTAGATCTAGACCAAACTTCTATGGATATGATACATCATCACCAGTAAGATCTGATGGTTTGGTGGACGATCCTGAGACTGCACCAGTATTCAGTGTTAGTGGTTGTATATTAGATGGTACTAGTAAGATTATAATCCCTGCTGGTACTGATCTAAGGAGACAATATGGTACTGCACCAGATACATGGAATCAGTGGGATAGAATAGTTCCATTGATGTATGTCACACCAGTTAATGATGATGATAAGTATGACATATTAAGAGAAGGTACATTTGTACAGACAATGGAAGCTGCTACTGATCTTGGTGTTAATCCTACACCACAGTGGGAAGTTACTCTTAACTCATCGACATTAGTATCTGGTACATATGATCTTAAGTTTAGACATGGTGCATGGCCAGCGTCACTAAACCAGGCTGCTGAGAATAAGGATCCAATCCAAACATCTTACAGAGCACATAATCATGGTAGTTTTGAAATACAACAGGGTATAGGATCAATGGCTGGTCCTCCATCACATACTGCTGACAACGCAGATGGTTCTGCATTACAAGCACAAAGTTTGGAAAATGCTCTAAATATTTCATGTGATACTACACAACCTTCGTTAACGTTAACATTCATTATTAAAGCATTCTAATGGCAGTTTTCTATAATAAAGAAAGAGCAAAGTACGGTAACTTGACAGGTCAAATAATTATTTGGCCAGTAGAGTATGAAGGATTACCTGATGGTGCTGTAAACGCAAAGAATTTACCTGCTGGTTATTTAAAGTGTGATGGTACAAAGTACTATGAAAAGGATTACCCACAACTAGCAGCCATTTGTGGTGTGGGTGATAACTGTAAGTTCATGCGTAAGAATAATGATTTAACTAATTTTGATACGTTAACTGACTCACAGTTCATGGTTCCTGATCTTGGATCTAAGTATCCTGAACCAACTTCAGGTGCTAACTCAGGATTATATAATAATATAAGATTAGATAATGCATTAGGTACAGAGGTTAGTAGATCTGGTATTGCTATTGAAGCAGTGTCTGCTATTGGTACTAATGTAAGAATAGATTATAGTGGATCTATTTCAGTACCAAGTCAAGAGATTGATGTTCGTGGTAAACCATCATGGACATATGCTGGTGCAACACACCGTACAGATGATGAAGGTGTAGAAGAGAATGCTATTCATCCACATACACACTTCCACTCAGCAACAAGAGCAAGAAACTTAGCAGTAACAGAGAATAGTACTAATGCTCCATTAACTCAGGGTCAACTTGGTAGAAGAAATGCTTCTACTATTCCTATTCAAGAGTGGTTAGATGAAACTACAAACAGTAGTGGAGTTGCTGGTTCTGGACAACAACCATGTATGGCTATAGATAAATGGTCTCCAGGTTCAGGTGGTGGTGCAACATCAACACAGGGATTACAGGGTACTATCTATTGGGGTCACTGCATATATGGTGCTGGTGAACAGTACACATATAACTGTATCAGTAACGCAAGTTATACTCTTAATAGAGGTAGTCTTGATGGTTCTGCTGATGGAGCAAACAAAGGACGTTACAGAAACAACATTCAAACAATATTATTTGGTTGTTATAACACAGGTAGTGGTGCTGACACTAATGATACTTTAACAGTACCAGTAACATACATTGCTAATGCTTCAGGTGTTCCTGAAGATTTTCTTGGTAATAGTTTATTTGATGTACTACCACTACAAGCAAATGATTCAGTAGTTAGTGGTCGTGCTACAACAGACTTAGAGAATACTGTAACAGATACAGTAGAACTACCACGTGAGGGAGGTATTGATCCTACCATACATAATCACCGTATTGATATAGATAAAGGTGATCATAACTATCAGGTTAAGACAAATGCTATTGTCATTCCACCTGAAAACTTATCAACTACAATGACTATTGGAGCTGATTCATCAGTGTCAATTGACTCTGCATGTGCTCCTTTTGTTGTAATGGAATACTTAATTAAGATCTAATGACATCAACACAACTATACAGAAATGCTAGGCAAGGTTTCTATACAGATCTTACCGTAGATACAACACCAGTGGGTGCTATTGTACCCAATTTAAAGACTGGCACAAATTCATTTGACCATAGTTTTGTTAAGTTTGGTGCTACTACATTTCCTAATTTAACAGAGACTACTGGTAATGCATATCAAGTAGCAGATAATCCTGCATATACTCATGATGGTTATTTGTATTGTAATGGTGATGAGTATAATATTGGAGATTTTCCAGGATTATTTGAAATAGTTGGTAACAAGTATGGTGGTAGAGCTAGTAGTGGTATTGATGTAACAAATGGTGGATCAGGATATACAACACTACCAATCGTAGGAATTACTGCGCCTGGTGGAGGTAGTGGTGTGCAAGCAACTGCTGCTGCAATAGTTGAGAATGGTGTAATTGTACGTGTTGATGTTGTTAATCCTGGATCAGGATACACATCTGCACCAACAATACAATTTACTGGTGGTAATGGATCAGGTGCTACTGCTGTAGCAAGAATTGATCTTATTGATGGTTCTATTGAAGGTATTACTACTGCCAATGTAATGGACTGGTGGGGTGATCCAAACTTAGGAACATTTAAAGTACCTGATTTAAGAACTAAAAAGGTTGTTGGTAATGGTCCTGTATTTGGTAATAACTCTCCTAACGTAGGTAACTCTACACTTGGTGTTGGTACTACTGGTGGTGCATGGTATCTTGATAAGAATCAGCAAGATGAATACTTCTCACTTGGTAGGATAGTTACTACTGGATATGAGGATGTTGTTGAGACTGTTGAGTGTACTATCATCGGTCAACAACAGGTTGAGATATCCATGAGAGAGACTAAACTTTCTGGTGCTCCTCAACATAGTCACAGTGTATATCATACTATACCAGGATTTAATGAGTATCAATCTGAAGCATCAGGTGATAGATATCTACAAGACTATCGTGAAGGTAGAGGTAGACTTGCTAGATGGTATCCTACTGGTGGTATTGTATTCACACACAAGCATGGGTTGTTAAGAAGTCCTATTACAGATAATACTGTTGCTACCTATGATGTATTTGATGCATTGGGTGGTGCTGCTGGTTGTGGATCATTGAGAGATCCAGCTGCTTCTGCTGCTGATATGCATTACATGGCATCAGGTGCTCAAGGTGCTGGTACATATGAATTCCAAACTTACATACCAGACCCAGTAATGAAACAATTTACTGGTTCATCTACTATTGGTGGTAGAACAGTTAACACTGGTGGTACTCCTGTTTATGATTATTCAGATGAGTGGACATATACATCACCAGGATCATACAGCATCAACTTAGGAAATATTTCAGGTACACCAGACAGATTAATCTATGAGGTTAAAGGTGGTGGTGGATCTGGTGCTGCTGGTAATGTTGCAGGTAATGATGGTGGTGCAAGTTCTATTACTGCTGGTAGTGAATTGATATTAGTTGCTAACGGTGGAAAAGGTGGTGGTGCATCCAACGGACAGCAAGGAGGAGATGGTGGTGACGGTGGTACTGCCACACAATCTGGTAGTGTTTCAGCTACTGGTAACTTAAATGGTGCAGACGGTGGAGATGGTACGAACGGTCAAACATCAGATGGTTGGCCAGTGGCAGACTATCCAAATGATCCAGGCGGTGGTGGTACTGGTGGAACCATAAGTGAGAATGAAGGTAATGGTACTGCTGGTATAAACTTACTCGTGGGTGGACAGAGTGGTACATATACTGAGACACTTAGTAGTGATGGTACATTCACAACCACAGGTATAAGCAATCCAACATCAGTACAGTTCACAGTAAGAGGTGGAAAGGGTGGAACTGCTGGTCGTGGTGGATACACAGGATATAATGGTGGAACTATAGTAGTTGACATGATCAGTTCACAGTTGGGTAGTTTCTCAGGAACTGGATGGTCAGTCAAAGCAGGTACTGCTGCTAGTAATAGAAATGGTGGATCCAATAGCATGGGTGCTAATGGTGGATACGGTGGTGAAGGACACATAGAAGCAGATGGAGGTGGTGGAGGTGCTGCCACATGTCTACTTCGTGGTACTCAAATTTTAGTTGGTGCTGGAGGTGGCGGTGGTGCTGGTGCATCTGGATATGACGGTGGTGCTGGTGTGAATGGTGGGGGACCACCATCAGGATACTCACAACCTGACGGAACATCTCAAGCATTAGGACCAGGAGCTGGTGGTGGCGGTGGTCACTACGGATGTATCGGTGGTGGAGGTGGAGCTGGCGGTGCTGGTGTTGCTAGAAATGGTATCGACTTCGCTGGATTAGGTAATGGTGGTGCATCAGGAGGTCCAGGCGGTGCTCCTGGCGGAGACGGAGGTCACCAAGGTGGTGGTGCTGGACTGTCAGGTGTTAGTTCTTATCGTACTGACTGGTTTAGTCTCAACTCATTTAGTCACTCAAATACTGGTAACGGATCTGTTACTCTAACTGCTGTATATAATAATGACTACTGGACTGCTGGAGGCGGTGGTGGTGGATCAGGTGCTCAGTGGGGTGGATCAATACAATGGTCACAATTAAATAATCCTGGTTCAATATCAGTTACACTTGGTAGTGGAGGTTCAGGTGTTAGTCCAGGTGGACAAACTACTGGATCCACAGATAGTGGTAAAGATGGATATGTTAAGGTTGGACTAGGTAAGATCGTTGGATATACTGGTGGAAACACAGGTACATCAACAGGTGACATTGTTGCATCAGGATCACAATCAAATACAGTATGGGATGTAAATGTTGTTGGTAATGGTCAGGGTACTGGCAGTGCTGGTAATTTCAAACTACCAACCACACAAGTACCAGACGTTTATATTAGTGGTGGTGGTGCAACAACTGATGGACAGGCATCTGTAACTGTGGGATCCAATAAAGTAACAGCAGTCACTTTAGATTCTGCTGGTGGTGGATACACAGAGATACCATACATCTATGTTATGAATGGTGCTGGTGGTGGAACTAAGGTCACATCTACCATTGATGCTGCTGCTGGAACTATTGATCAATTGTTCTTAGCTACTAATAGTTCACAACAATATACCAACTATGTCAAGTTCGGTGGTCTCAGTGGTACAACTGGCACACGATTCATTACACTGAACCCAGTTGACACAACCAATACAAATTATTTCTCCATCAAGGCATGTAGAGGTAATGGTGTCAATGGTGGTAACGTACCAGAAGAAGTGTTACGTGTATATTATCAAGCAGCAGACGCAACTGACTGGACATTGGTTGATACTATTATCACACCAAACTCAGTTAGAACTGATCCTATCATTGGTGATGTTCCTATCATCAGTCAAGCATGGGATGGTGCGAGTGGTGCTACTAAATGGTATACTTATTCAGTAGCATTACCAACAGCAGCAAAAGCAGTTGGTACTAAGATAAAGATTGAACAACCACGTGCTACACCTAGTGCTGCTAATGATAATGATGCAGACAGTGACCATTATGGTATTGCTGAATTCATTTACTGGAATGAGAAGGTGACAGGTCTTGTATTTGTTCCTACTGCTGGTAAGATCAGTAAGCCAGGTGTTGACTCACTAAGTTATACTGTTCAAGGTGAGCAAGGACCAGGTATTACATATAGTTCTGGTCTTGGTGCATCTGAAGCAACGTTGACATTAAAATCAACTACTAAGATAGAACCACAGGCTACCATTGACCCAGATATAGATGTACCACTGGTGCATCCATACATATTATGCAAGTACTTGATTAAAGCTTTCTAAATACTACGGAGATACTAATAATACAATGGCAGATGCACCAGTACTGCAAGTACAGTTAGATGTTATCAATCAGGAGATTGAGTACAACGGTACACCAAAGACTATTCCTGAATCATATTGGAAGGACACTCTCACTCCAATACTATATCCTTTATGGGATAGTGACAAGGATAAACTTATCACATTCCAATGGTTTACTAACGATACATATGTTGCCAAGCGTAGGAAGTATGTAAAAGATTTCAAAAATGACTCATTCAAGTGGGTTGACTATGAAATGGAAGCAGTTGGTGTTACTGAAGCAACTGACTTCAAAGACAAACTAATTGAAGGATTCTATTTAATTGATTCACTTGAGAACCAAGAGTTCCAAGATGAACTTGCTAGAATGTATTCTAAACAGAAAGCAGTTTCACCAATGAGTGTAAGACTAGCAAGAAATTTCTTGTTGGATGAAACAGACTGGACACAGTTAGCAGATGCACCAATTGATGCTGATACTAAAGCACAGTATACATTGTATAGAACTAAACTAAGAGAACTAACTGATTCTACTGAGTTTACTAATGACACAGAGAATACTAAGTTCCCTATATCTCCAGAGTTTTACAATAAAATACACAAGGTAGACTTCCCAACTGAAGATTATCTTGCAACTGCATCACAGTTTATTGAGATGGGTAAGCACCGTCTCCAAAAGTTTAGAGATAAGATAGCATATTTCTTGACACTCAAGTCAGAGACTGATAAGACATACTTCAGTGATATGTTGATACAGTATGAGAAGGTCAAGACTGATAAGGTACTAGCAGCACATGATTTAGATGATACTGCTGCTAACAAGGCATTCTTGGAGAAAATTATCAAGGAAGCAAGTGATGAACTGAATAATGGTAACTACTCATGATCATACAGGGTAACGAACTATCAGTATTTCAGTTGATGGAATACTATGCTAATCGTAACCAATGTTATTTGGTATACATGGATCTTAGCACATATAATGCTCTTGATGCAAGCAAGAAAGCAACAGTGAATTCATGGTATGAAGGATTCATTGATGAGTATGCACTTGACATCATCAAGCAAGGGCTGTATACTACTATCAGGTTTGAGACAGAGGACTCTGCTACAGTGAATGCTAGTGCTTGGTTCCCCAAGTTGGCAGACTGTCCTAACTCAGATCATTTTATAAATGCGTATGTCTTAGACACATACGGTGATATAGTATGGCAAAACGTTCCCGACCCCAGTTAGAGAAGTTAGAAAACTCTTATCTATTAGAAGATAAGTTTATGATGCCAGGTATATGTGTTAAAGAACCGTATGGTGAATGGGCTGCTGTCCCTATCATGGGTAAACACAACAGATACATGGTTATACACAATGGAGAAATGATCAAGGCATGTAATTATACCACTGCCTATAACTTTATAATGAAACAGTATTCATGAAGGATTACATTTTATTTGGTGACTGTCTTGACTCACTCAAGATAATTGCGAATGAACAAGAGAAGGCACGTATGTGTGTCACATCTCCACCTTACTATGGTTTGAGAAACTATGGTGATGAAGAGAAACAGTTAGGACAGGAACAAAGTCCTGAAGAATACATTGAAAATATGGTTAAGGTCTTTCGTTTAGTAAGAGATTGTCTTACTGATGATGGCACACTATGGTTGAACATAGGTGATTCATATTATAATTACAGAAAAGATGGATGTATACCTAAACAGACATTCTCTAATAATAGACAAGACTTACCTGAAACTACACCACGTAGATCTAATAAACTTGTAGGATACAAAGATAAAGATCTTATTGGTATACCTTGGATGCTTGCATTTGCACTACGTGCTGATGGTTGGTATCTAAGGCAAGATATTATATGGCATAAACCAAATCCAATGCCAGAGTCAGTTAGAGATCGTTGTACTAAAGCACACGAGTACATATTTCTATTAAGTAAGAGTAAATACTATCACTATGACAACGAAGCAATCAAAGAACCAGCAAAAGACTGGGGAACAAGAGACAGAACAAATGGAAAGTACCACAATCCAGGAACAGGACTGCAACCGCATACAGGTCTTACAAAATCATATACAAAACGCAATAAACGATCTGTCTGGTCAGTAAATAAGAAACCATACAAGGGTGCTCACTTCGCAACATATCCAGAAGAACTCATTGAACCATGTATTCTTGCTGGTAGTGAGAAGGGTGATATAATATTAGATCCTTTCATGGGTAGTGGCACTACCGCATTTGTTGCTAAGAAACATAGTAGAGCATACATTGGGTGTGAATTGCACAAGGAGTATGACAGTTTAATAACTGACCGTATTCGCACCATTCCAAACAAATTACCGTTATACTAATAATGTTGAGAGGAACTGATGTGGTTCCTATGCCCCAAACCTACTGACTAGTCTGACTTAGAAGCAGACACATGACCGTTGGTAGAAACCTATTACTGCACATGACAGATGGTTGAAAGTGGTGGGGGTT